ACTAATAAAAAGATAGTAATTAATATGGGAACATTTATTTTTAGACTATGCATTGATAATACACTTTGCTTAGTTACCGCTTTTGATAAAATAGAAGCAGAACACATGTTGGAGAAAAACAAAGGCATCATCTCAAAGGCCGAGTATTATTTTGTTGGGGTAACGAGCGGGGTGATTACTATTAGTAAAGATGGAAATTTAACTTATTAAATATCGTAAATGAGTAAAAAGAGAATTACAGATGACCGTAAACAGCTTTTAATACGGTATAAGATAGATGAAAAAGGATGTGTCTCTTTTATAGACCCCTGCTGCGATGAAATTCCAGTTTGCCTTTTCGGTAAGATAATGGAAGCTATATCAAATGTAGAACAAGAATGGAATTGTAGAATTGCTAATAAAGTCGACTCTCTTCTGCCTAATATTACATTCGAGAAACCAACACTCAGATAAGAATAAATATGAAATTCTGTGATTTACCGATTGATACTCAACAACGATTGAATTGCGAACGATTGAATTTACATAATCGTTCAATTAATAGTGCATACGAAGTGCTATTGTATAATCAACCTGGTACTCGTTATTTTCATGCAAGACGTCATCAAAATTCGTGGTCTGATGATAAAGGTAACTATATGCCGTTTGGAGGTGGTTCTGAATGGACGCTGCAATATGGATGTATAGGTTTCTCTCGTAAGAAGCAAGTAATGGGTTACGATTATGTATTATGTCGTGGCAAGACCTATTCTAAGTCTGCAAATGGGACAATTATTCCGGCTTCTGTAAAAACAAAGAAGGAGGTTTTGAGTATAGCAAAAGCGATTGGAATATTGAAAACATTGGTTTAATTAAAGTTGATATACAATATGGGTAAAACAATAGTTAATGAAATCGAGAAATGTACACAATGTCCGCATTGTACAATTCTTCCGGACCCAGATCCGTATGATTGGTTTTGTGACGATGACGTAAAACTCTTCTGTGAAAAATTAAAAAGGACAGTAGCCGCTGCACTTCGACCCTACGAAAGTGACGAAGTTGATATTCCCAGTGATTGTCCTCTGGAATAAAATATAATAATAAGAAATATGAACGAAACATTGGAACAACAAATTAAACGTCTGGAATTCTGTCGTGATTGTATTGACCAGTCTTATCCAGCAGGAAGAGATGAATATCATCGTCTTGAACGGATGATTGAAGAATTGAAAGAACAGCTAAAATCTGTTGATTATGTATATAGCAAGAGACAAAGACGGTGATTTGTATCTTTATAGAGAACGACCCGTGAAGCATGATAAAAAGGAAAATTGGCAACCATGTAGTGACAATCCCCATGATTTCTACAAGCTAGACTCATCTTTATTTCCCGAAGTAAAATGGGAAGATGAAGAGCCGACAGAAGTTGAATTGGTAAAGAAGGAGAAAGTATGAGTTATGATTTTTTAGGAGACATAGATCGAATAGGTACGGATGCCTACAAACAAGGTGAAGAAGATGCCAAGAAAAGGGCTATAGAAATTTTGGCTTCTGTTTTAGAGAATTGGGTACATGGTGGTGATGCAGACTGTATCATTGCCGAATTTGAAGAAGAACTAATGAAAAAATAATAACGATATGGCACAGTTTATAACACAAGTTGCAACAAGCATAGAGCAGTCGCAACAATTAATAGAGTTAGGTGTAAAACCTGAAACAGCAGATTTGGTATATCGCTGTACAAAATCAAAAACTGATTCATTGGAATGGGAACTACAATTGTGTCCGCCATCACTGGAAGACATAGATAACAATGACATTCCAGCATGGAGCTTGGCCCGGTTACTTGAACTGCTTCCTTATGAGATTCCTTGCGACAAACCAAATGTTCTTCACCATCCAGAATTGATTAAGTATGAGGCTGGATATAACTTCTCCGTATGTAGATATACCGTAGATTGTTTTGCCGGTACCCATATCGAGAACAGCCCTTTTGACAGTTGTGTGTCTATGATTAAGTGGCTTATTGCAAAAGGGTATTTTAGTAAAGAATTTTTGCTATGAGAAGAATGCCTTTTACTCTTATGGATGATCCATGTTATCGTCCATTCTGCAAGTTCCCGGAAGAATATTACTGGAGGATGCCTTTATGGAAAGATAGGGACAAGGTTAATTCACGTACATTTTTAGGATGGTGTATGCGAGTAATAGAAAAGGTGTACTTAGCAATGCAAACAGAGCCAACCATTCTACAAACTCCTCCTTCTTTGATAAACCAGTATGTACCTCCGACACCAGAGCATCTTTATTCAATGCAGATAATAATTCCTTCTCGACCTCTTGCCTATGACGTTCAAGAAGAATTGCGTAGTTGTATAGAGTTACGCCAGCTGTACTCACACCAATGGTCAACACGACTATCAGACAAAGAAATACCACGCGGGTACATAGCGGTTCTTGAAAATTATCATGGAGGGAAACTAATATCCCGTATAGGCTTGCGCTGGCTACGAGTACACCCTGCCAAAATTCTGATCTTTTCTGAAAAGCTTTAAAAGACAGTTTACTGTTTTCTTTGTGGTTGTCTTCGTAATATTTATTAGGTGTTTTGTACATGATAAAAATATTTATTTCAAATAATAGTAGCCAACATGATATTCATTATCATAGTTGGCTACAAATTTAATAATAATGTGTATAATCGAATATAATCGTATTTAAATAAATGAACAAAGAAAGGAAAGGTAGATTCAACGATGTTATTAGTTCCCTGGAAGAAGCGAAGGGAGAACTGGAGGACATCTTAAATGAAGAACAAGACTCCTACGATTCTCTCCCAGATGGCTTACAAATGTCTTCCAGAGGAGAAAAAATGCAGGACTATATCGGCCTGATAGAGGACTGTATAAGCAAGATAGATGAGGTCGTTGGGTTTGTGGAAGAGAAAATAATAAAGAAAAAATAGGTATTATTTGTGTATATCAAATACATTGCTTATTTTTGTTGTATTATTAACTATAAGAACATGAATAGACAAGAATTTTGCCAAATAATTGCAGATATACGAAAGCAGTCTACCATTAAAATGAAAGATATTTGTTTTCAAATGGGGGTTATGCCTACTGCTATATATCGTTTAGAAAAAGGAAGTAGCAATTTTGAAATGGGGAATATGATGTCGTATATTAAAGCACTACAGCATATTCTTGTAATTGAGAACGGTCAACATTCATATCATACAAATGATGCACAAGAATTAGGAAGTATATTAGCATTAATTCGTAAAGAAAAAGCGATTTCACAGAGAGCTTTGGCTGAAAAAACTGGTTTTGTGTATTCTACAATAGTTAAAATTGAATCTAAAAAATCAATTATTAGTATAGACACAATGCTTAAAATAGTAGATGTTTTGGGCTATACAGTTAAAATAGAAAAATAATAATTGCTATGGTTGCGTTCATTTGTGTTATTATTTGGATTATTATAATGTTGGTACTAATGTTTCCATTTGGGTTATTAGAGAATCCCCAAAAACGGTTGTCAAAAGGAAATAGCGCGATAGTTATTATAGTAGGAGCAGGCAGTGCCATTTTATTGGACTATATGTATAACGAACATTATGAATTACTATATAAGTTTTTCTTAGCTATTGGGGTAATTGGTATTGTTATTTATGCTTTGGGTATATCGTTTTTTAGATCTAAAAGATGATTTCTTGTCAAATAGTAATTGGTAATTATTTGTGGTGGATGTGTAGAGGTAAAGAAATTAGTTCAGTTCCCCTATATCATATACATATTTATTATGTTTTCCATCTTTTATTCGGCTTATAATGGTTGTTATATCATCGAAAATGTATTTAGGATAAACACGAATTAGTATTATTTTATTTTGAAGGCATTTATGAAGTTTGATATTATCTCTTTTGATGTTTGTTTTTAAGGCAGCTGCGCCGCCAAAACGTTCAACAGGTTTATAATGTTGCTCACCTTGATATTCTATTGCTGTATTAATGTCTTTAATGAATATGTCAATATGTTGCTTTTCGAGCCATTTTGCTTTATAATGGTGAATAATGTCCAGTTCTGGAAAAAAGGAACACAATTTAGTATATAAATTAGTTTCTTCAACCCATCCTTCACCTATTTTACACATATTGTATTTAATTCTTAAATTATTTTCCGCTTCTCTACATAAATCCATTACATATTTATAGTATAATTCATTGGAATATAAATCAAAACTGTATATATTGGCATATTTCTCTGGATGATAATATAAAATATTTGTATCTGAATATTCAGAATCACATTTTATATTATTGTCTTTATTTATAAGTGAGTCCAAAATATATGGTGTTTGGCGTGCTGAAAATGTATTGTTGACTTCATTAAATAATTCATTTAAATGTTTTTTTCCCCATTGAGATATTTTTAGGTCATTAATAGAGTATCCCCCTAACAATTCAATTCCTTGATTAATTGGATAATGATAAATAAATTTTATACTTAAATAGCAGTGGTTATATTCTCTATATGTAAATATTGAACATTTTTTTAATTTTTCAAACCAGTAGAAAAAAGATTCAATGTTGTTGCTTATAACAGAAAATTTCATTAGATCGTGTATGATATATAATGTAAAAGGTTCTGCGTCAGAATTGTAATATTTAAAATACAACTTTTCGAGAAATATCATCCAGTGAGGAACTTTTTTAAAATTAGTTTTTAAGTTATTAAAAAAATTGTTACGCATATCTCTAAACAACATATTAAGGTGGAAACCAAAATATTTAGAGTATTCTATATGTAATCTTTCAGGATGTTTAAAATGTTTTTTTATGTAGTTATAATCCTCTTTGATTGAAGATGTCCATTCTTCATGGGATAGGAATGGAGTTGCAATTCGTTTTTTCATATTTCTGATATTTAGCAATGTATTTACAAATCTACAAAAATATTCATTTTCACTCTAAGGTAATAATCGAAAATAATAACCATTTCTCTTTTATCTTTCCTATTCTATAGAAAACAATTTTAAGAAGATAGTATGGAAAAAGAGTTGCATACAAACGAAAGTAACAATATAGATATACATTCAACTTCTTTAGAAAGAAAACTTTCATTGGCGTTGCATAAAAGATACCCCGTTATATGGGCAGCAGATAATATTCAGGAATTGGTATTAGATGATAAAGCAACAGTTGAGAATGTATATGACGTACTGGCAGAAATCGAGGATAAGTGCGTGCATTTATCAAAACTCATAAATATAGAATTTAATCCTTCCAATGTTCAGAAATTGGAAGAGGAATATGGGGTACAAATTTCTGAACATTGGAAAAATTACGCTCTAAATGTAATAAATAATTTTGCAGGAGAGGTGCTTGCTTTTGCGATGCAGGCTTCTTCTGTGCGTTAGTCTTCTGGATAGAAAGCAGGTTTATGTCGGTCGTTGATATACATTATTACAACTTTTATAGCTTCTTCTACATGATATTCGGGAATACCGTTCTTGAAAGTTGAAAAAAGTTGTCTATTGGCAGAAAGATAGGTGCAACACCCATCCCAAATACGTGTTGCGATATAAGAGTCGTTTTCATGGTTGATTCGTCTTCCAATAACTTTACTTAATAATTCAATTTGCTCTTTTTCTTTTATGTTCATAGTATTAATTGTTTTTAATCACAAATATATAAAATCATTGATAATTGAGCACAATTGTGGTTAATAAATTTTTCAAAATAAATCCAATAACATAACCATTCCCCTTTTTTCATTCTATTCTATAGAAAACGATAAAGAATATGGAAGAGCCTAAAAATGCAAAATTATTTTTGGCATTAAAAAGTAGATATGCCTTACACAATACCGACCGTTTGGTAGAGTTCATATTGGATAAGCAGAAGACATCCTTTGATTTTATTACTGAGATTATTCCTCAAATAGAAGAAGAGAATAAAAAAGCTCCTAAACTTTTCAAGGTAACTGTTGATACGGATGTTCTGGAAAGGTTACGTGGAAAACAATCATGTAAGGGGAAATACCCCCTTAATGATGCGAATATAGCAAATGAAGTAAGGCTGATAGAAGTATATTTAGCAGATAAGGTTTGGGACCTTGTTGAACTAGCCTATATGGACCAACGCTAAAATTATAATATTATTATTGAATAAAATTTTGTTATATGAAAGCTATTATTGAAGCAAAAAAATATAGGGACACTGATTCTTCGTATATTGTTGTCGAGATACGTTTTTTGTGTGTTCCTATATTTTATTATAAAAAGCAATGGGCTTGTTAGTCAATTTTTACGAAAGCATTTATATTTCCTGTTATTGTAAGATATGCTCCTTGGGTATGACTCCAGTACACTGCGGTTAAATGATCATTGTCTATTTTATCTATAACAACCATCTTTATGGGATCAATGGCATTGACAATTTTTACGCTGTCTCCAATTTCTATATTCATAATGATAAATATTTATTAATCGTTTCAGCAAAGATACTGCTATTTATTGATAATTGAATACAATTGTAGCCAATTAATTTTCCAATAATGTACTTGGTTTTCTAAACTAATCCTATCCAGTTTCAACTATTACTTAAAAAAGGCCGGAGATATATTCTCCAGCCATACAGATAAAATTCATCAATTTGCAGAGTCTTTTTGACTCCTTTTGGTTAGTCCTGCAAACCTTGCGATGGCGGCTGAAATAATATCATAAACCAGAATAGCATAATTGATCCATGATATTCCAGGTGCATCGACAAGGTTTGCTACTAAAAGGGCAACCAACATGACTAATCTTACCATGTTGGTTGCAAAATTACATAAATCGTTGATAATCGTATATAATCATTTATAAATATGACAAAAAACAAATTATCTATTGCGCCTCCAGATAAGAAGAAGACTTTGGAGGCGTTTTTTCGTTATTATGAGTTAAGCCGTTTATTGTTCGGTCAAAAGCAAAACGAAATATATGATGTCACGGATATTCCGAAGACAAATAAGTTTTATGAGCTAGCGAAAGAAATAGCTAAACAATTAGAAATTGACTGGGAAAATATGACACATGAAGAAAGTAATCGTGTTATGTTGGCCCTATTGGAAGATTCATTCAATCTTATACGCGATATTGAAGACTCCAAATCTATAATCCTTCAAACTAAAATAGTGATAAAGAAATGAGTGATGCACAGATTTATGACTTGTATGCTCAAAAGATTTCGGATATAACCAATATTCCATATCCTTATATTATTGTATTGAGAGACAATGGCTTGTTGAATCAGAAAGAAGCAAGAGATAAGTTAATCCGATATGATTATTGGAAATTGATGAAAACAAACAAATTCACACATAACCAGATACTTGAAAAACTTTCTGGTATATATGATGTCAATAAACGTAAAATTTTATATGCGATAAAAGTTAAACCCAAGCGCGTATATTATTGTAGGCAATGTGGACTCCAGTTATCGAAAGTCAAATACATGCGGAACGATGGTATATGCGATAAGTGTATTTCTAAACAAATAAAATTATAAATTATGGACAATCTGTACATTGAAGCGTATAAGTTCTATAAGAATGACTACGCACATGGTTTAGTATTATTTCATATCCAATCTCATTTTGAGGCTTATGAAGATGATGCTATTCAACTGGGGGCAGTACTGAATCTCCCAGTATATCTGCAAGAAGGCGTGAAATTCTGTAGTTTCCCGGATTATGAACTTGAAAACACCTTGTTGTTCCTTGTACAGATTGGTATCTCGGTTAAGACTATAGAATATCGAGATGAAAATGGGGTATTCGCAATACCAAAAGTGAAACAAATTTTGGATGATATTGAAGCTGATTATTGACATTTTCGATATACTAATAGTGATTTTTGTAAATATCTGTAATATAGTCAATTATATTAAGTATTATATTTAGTTTTATATATAGCTAATTTGTTGTGTGACAGTTGATTAAATATAAAATAATTAATAAATTGATGTCATAATTTAAAACAAAGTCGTACCTTTGCCTCACCATCTTAACAAAATAGTTGGTGAGGCTTTTATATGTAAACAAAAATCATAGGAATATGGATAAGATAAAAACAAAATTGAAATTTATTAAGTCAGACCGTACAGAGTCATGGGTAGGATTTGTTTCTATCAATACTAAAACCGGTTACATTAAGGGCGTTAGAGAAGACGCAAAGGGTCCTAAAAAAGTATGTATTGTAACACATGAGCTAGAGCCAATTATTGAGCCGAATGTGCTTTATGATGTACAAATGGTTCCTATGAAAAATGAAAAGGCTGGATACATCGTTGTAGCAGCGGAACCACATGCTTTTGATGCAAAGATTACTTCTACAGTTGTAAAGAACGCTGTGTATTTAGTGGAAGTAAAGTTCGGAAACAAGACAATCAAATACGATCCGCTGGATGGGGTCAAAGATTCTGTTCGTACTATTGATGGGGTTGTAGAGGAACTGTCAAAACGTAAAGACATCAAAAATCTATTGCTGGTAATTGATGATTTCTGTAAGTCAGCAAACATTGTATTAACCGCATTCCAGAACGATGGTCATTATGTCGCAGCAAAAAAAGTTCTCAAAAAGTAGAAAACCTAAGCTTCCGAGAAAAAGAAAAAAGGCTTGTATAAAAGCACAAGGACGTGCTTCGTATTATAGCACTGTTAATCTTGCTAAAGTAGAAGGAGAGTGGCCTTGTAAATTTTGGGTTAATTCGACAGTAGAAATAAAACCGGTAATGATAAATGGTGCTGTGGCTCTTATTCCCACACCCGCTCAATATTGGTAGAATATGATAGAAATTCCAGTAGAGGGAATAGCTACAGACGCAGCTCATTCCACGAAAAATAAAATAACAGAGTTTCAGGGGATAGATTTACGGACCGGTAAGCGGATCTTTTATCAGAACCTGGGTAATAAAACGGTGAATATTGGTGAGTTCTTAGGTGTTGTTGAAGCAGCAAAATATATCATAGAAAATGATTATTCTCCCAGAATTATCTATACAGATAGTATAACAGCTATAGCTTGGTTTCAAAACAAAAAAACAGCATCCAAGAAGAAATGCAAAGAACTTCAGAAAGCCGAGATATTTCTTAAAGCTCTTGCATGGGATGTTGATACAATTGAAGTCAGACACTGGAACAACAAAGAATGGGGTGAGACCCCTGCTGATTTTGGAAACAAATGAAAATAAATACAATATGAAGATTAAATTTCTCGTTGGTAATAAGAAAGTTAAAACTTTATGGCTCTTATTCCAATTTCTCTTTTGTATATATTTCTTCGTAATGGCCATTACGGAAGTATATCAAAGCTGTAGTATTGATTATACTTGGACAACTTTGAGTATATATGTTAGTGGAAGTGAGATAACTTGTGTACTAATATTAATGGGGCTGTTATTGAGTTTTTGCACTATCTTATCAAGCATGGCTGATTTCTTATCAATCTTAGCTTGTTGGGTGCGTTATTTTACGACAAAGAAAAACTGTGCCGCCAACCACGACACAGAGTTAGATGCAAAATAATCAATTGAAAGTATAGGACACTGCTGTTGATTACAAGTTAAACAAAGACATTAAACGCTCTATTCCTTTTAGGATGCAGGATAAATTGAGCAATCTGACATTAAAGTAAGTTTCGGTGTGTTTTACCTCAACTTGATTGGATTTAATGTTTGTCTTAGTTCTCTTTGCTTCAATATTCACAAGGCAGTGCTCCTTGCTTTTAGTTACCATTGCAAATACAAAGTTATGTATTTTGAACTTACAAACAGTAGAATCTCCTAATTAAATTAATTATAATAACCTATTGGCGGAATTAAATTA